ATGTTATCCATCGAATTTATGGTTGGGTCATTTGGTTCATCGCTTGTCCTCGGTTATGTAATCGGTAAACAATTTTTGATTTTTAAACAAGCAATTGAGGTATCCACCTCTAACTAATGGTTTTCTAAAAAGGAGAATTAACCATGAAAGTACAAAACGTAACTAAAGCAACTCTTATTGTTGGCGCTCTACTTGGCTCTGCAACTGCCTCTGCTGCTCTACCAGCGGAAGCGGAAGCGGCTTTTACAGCGGTTAGCACGTTCGCAACTGACGTTATCGCCGCTGCATGGCCTATCGTAACACTTCTAACGGTTGGTTTTATCGGTATGAAACTATTCAAGAAAGCTGCAAACAAAGCAAGCTAACTTTTTTTTATCAGTGGGGCGGCGTTGCTGCCCTACTTTCTTTAAATTTTAGGTGAACAAATGAACATTAAACAAATCATCGTTTTATTACTTGCATCTCTCGGTGCTTCGTTTAGTGCTCAGTCGGCCATTGTTCAGATTACTTCTTTGGATTCTAATTATTTCATTGAGGGTTGCGCTCTTAGCGTTGGTCTTACGATGGATGACAACGTTTTTAAAAATTATTGTAACGGTAAGACCTTTGTTCGTTTCGGTTCTCGCAAGGGGGCGGTCTTAAATATGACTTATGGTGATTATCGTATAGGCGCTCGATATGTTGACGGCAATAAGGCTAAACAGGCCGTCATTGGTGGCATGGTTTACGTCTCAAGTTGTCCGGCTGGTCAACAAATGGTTAATGGTGTTTGTGAAGAACCTGTTGTTTGTGAGGGTGATACTGTTTTAAATCCTGATACTGGCCTATGTGAAAATATCCCTTTCTGCGACCGTCAATCTACCATTGACCAAATTATAGATGCTGATAATGAGTGTCATGTTCAGGGTGGTACTTTTGTTGCTGAGTGTAATAACGGTAACGACCTCATAGATCCTTTTTTAGACCTTAAATGTGTTATGGCTGCTGATTGTGTTATTGGTTCTGCTCATTGGCCTGAGTGCTTAGCAGACCTTGACCCAACTAAGCCAGTGACCCCACCAAGTGGTGGTTTTAATCCCGACAATCCTGACACGTCAAATCCTAAGCCGCCAGGTTTCGATAAGCCTGAGCCTGATGACGTTATTCCAGAGGAAACGACTGATACTGCGGTATTGGAAGCAATTCAAAATATGAACCGAGATCATAACGCTGCGGCTACCGCTCTGAATACTGATTTAAACACGGGTTTTTCTGATGTTAATAATAAGCTCAGTCAGTTGAGTAAAATTAATAATGAAATCGGCGTCACTATTGATAAGCAAATGAAGCAAGATTTTGATATTCACGAGGCTGAAAAACAATTATTACTCCAACAGACGGGTGCGATTATGGCAGGTGATTCTAGTATTGTCGGTGCTATCAACAGTCAAACCGATAGCGCTAGTGCAGATACTAGAGCCATTATTAGCAAATTAAATGAGACTCGTCCCTGTGACCCTAATACAGACCCTTTAAGTTGTGAGGGTGCTTCGGGCATGAATTCAACGCTTGTTAAGACGACTACAGACCAAATCAATGATTCCGTTAATAGCAGCTTTGCTGTTGTTGAGGCTGAAATCACTCAAGCGGCTAATTCATATTTAGATGAATCAAGGCTTTCACCGATTAAGGGGTATATGGATAGCGCGGCTGATTTGGCTATTCGTGCTTTGCCTGATATTGGTGATTGCACTTCTTTCTCATTGCCTAGTCCATTTGGTGGTTCAATTGATTTTGGTTGTGAATTTTCCGTTAAGTTTAAGGCTATCGCTTCTTTCCTTATGTATATCTATACCCTTTGGACTTTGATAGACATTTTACTTAACGGTGTAACGCCAGTCTCTGGCACTGTCCCTTATCTGAATAGGCGCTAATTATGGCTGTTCCAGTAGTGTTATTACCTATTATTTCATCGATTGGCAATGCTCTAAAAATACCAGCGATTGCCTTGTTTCTTGGTCAGTTGGCCTCGACGGTTCTTGCATGGTTTGCGGTTCGTTTAAGTCGTGGTCTAGCAATTAATTTAACTGTTCTCACGATGATAATTGCGCTCGCGGCTTCGATAGCGCTTGGCATAACTTTAATTATCGAGGGTTTATCTTATGTGTCCCCTCCTGGTTTAAGTCAGGGGTTTTCTTATTTCGTGCCATCTAATGCTGTTCCTTGTTTGAGTGCTATTTTTTCAGCCCGTATTATTCGCTGGGTTTGGCAATGGCAATTTTACGCAATTACTAAGATTTCAGGCTAATGGCTGTTTATTTCGTAACGGGAAAGTTAGGCGCTGGCAAATCGCTCATTTCGGTTGGTCGTATCCGAGATGCATTTTTTCGGGGCGTTCCTGTGGCTACTAACCTCGATATCAAGCTTCATTTCATGCTTGGGCGTAACAAGAAAAATACGCGCCTGTATCGAGTGCCTGATAAGCCAACGATTAAGGATTTAGAGGCATTAGGAAAAGGTAATACTTCTTATGATGAACGTAAAAATGGGCTCTTGGTGCTCGACGAATGCGGTACATGGTTTAACTCACGCACTTGGAACGACAAAAGCAGGCAGGACGTTATCAACTGGTTTCTCCATGCTCGTAAACTTGGATGGGACATTATCTTTATCGTGCAGGACATTTCAATTGTCGATAAACAAGCTCGTCTCGCACTGGCTGAGCACACAGTGTTTTGTCGTCGTCTCGATAGAATGCAAATCCCCATTATATCGACTTTGATTAGGGTTGTTTCTCTCGGTCAATTAAGGCTGCCATTACCAAAGCTGCATATCGGTATTGTGAAATATGGTGATAGCGCTCAATCCCTTACGGTTGATAAATGGCATTTGCTTGGTACAGACCTTTACGCCACTTACGACACTAAACAAGCGTTTTCAGACCATTATGACTGCGGTACTTATACTGTTCTTCCATCATGGTATACGCATGGTCGATATACCGTCCCTTATACATTAAGGAATATTATGCGTATTACGAAAATTCATTTCCGCAAGTATTCACGCATTGCCATGTTCGCGGCTGGCGCTATCGCTTCATTTGCGATTACGGAATTAGTTTCGCCAGAGCCACAAGTGCAGCAAGTCGCTTCTGCTGACAACGTCGAAAAATCTATCGATATAACCAAAGTCGATTTAACGGGTTATCAGATTGTCAGTTACATGCGAATGCCTAATCAGCCACTTTATTTTGAAATAGACAAAAACGGCACACGTTTAAACAGTGTCGAATTATCAGCGCTTGGTTATACGTTTGAACCTGTCTCGCGCTGTCATATCAACCTCATTCAAGGTGAGTCTTATGAGCAAGTCTTCTGTAAGTCCTAATGATAATTCCTTTCATCGTATCGCTATTTTAGCTGTTGTTGCTATCAAGCTTGGTTGGATTGCTGCAACTGTATGTTTAATTATTAATGAGCATCAATATTGGGCAATCGTGACATTTATCTGCGCTCTTTGTGTTGGTTATTCGGTGCAGTCTAAAGGCTAGATTAAATGGAGACGACTACTATGATTTTGCTTTTAAAAAAGAAAAACAAAAAAGAAAAAACTTATTGCTCGCGGAGCGAATATATACAGCGCCCCACTCTGCTAATCAGACATTTGTGCGTAAACCATTGGAAAACAGCTTTATCGTTTTACAAGGTTTTCCACATTATGGCGCTATCTGCACTCTTCACGGTTTCACCTTATTTACGTGCTGAGCCTGCTGTGTTTGAAACATCGAACACGCCTATTGCTGAATTTGTTTCGTGGGGTGCTCGTGAGTTAAATCAGTCGATTGTTGTTGGTGCTGGCGTTGTTGGTACGGTGAGCTTTACTGCGCCAAATTTAGAAGAAAGTGAGTACGCTTCATTTTTTAATAACGTATTAAGTGCGCATGGCTATTACGTGACGTATGAGAATGGCCTCTATGTCGTTAAGCCGCTGGATTCATCGATACAGAATATTGAGCCCGCACTAGTTAAGCTCTATCGATTAGCTCATGTTCGTAATACTAAGATATCTGAGTTGTTGCAATCGACGTTATCGGCAACTAGTAAGCAGATGGTAAAGGATAGACCTGCGCATAATTTTACGGTTGAGATATTACCCTCCACTAATGGCTTAATCGTGACGGGAACAAGTGACCAATTAGAGCAAATCGACGTTCTAATATCTGGAATCGATACGCCACAAAGACAAGTTTTCATAGAGGCGATCATTACTGAAACTTCTATCGATAATTCTCAAGAGGTCGGCGTTAATATGCAGATTGCCTTGAAAAACGCTGGCTTTGTTACTAATACCTCGATTATTGATTTAGCGACTGATAACGCAATGATATTTACGGGTGGTGATTTTGAGGCGCTAATCAAGGCGGTTAAGACCAATGAGAATACGGATTTGCTTTCTCGGCCTAACATCTTGGTGATGGATAGAGAGCGCGGCTATGTAACGGTGGGTCAGAACGTGCCGTTTTTGGTTTCAAAGGAAGTCACAGACGGCGGTAATACTATTCAGCAAATTGAGCGGCAAGATGTGGGCGTCTCTCTTGAGGTTGTGCCTCATGTTATCGAGGATAGAATAGTTTTGCAGATTAATCAGGAATCTCAAGCCGTTACAAATTCCTCGATAGCCTCGGATATCATCACCAATAAGCGAACATTGCAAACGGTTGTTAACGTTAAGGATGGGCAAACAATAATGCTCGGTGGCCTTATATCGAGTGATGAACGCCAGCGCGTTTCAGGCGTTCCGGTTCTAAAGGATATTCCCTATCTTGGCGCTATATTCCGTTCTGAGCGTACTGAGCGCGTTGATAAGGAATTAAGGATAGTAATCAAGTCTACGATATTGTGATAAAGGGAGCTTATGCTCCCTTTTTCTTATTTTGTTTTTACGGTGCTAATGGCTCTCGATAGTTTTAATAGTTGTGTTGAGGTTTTGATTTCTAGTTCTGAATTGATCTCAATAAGGGCGAGTCCGGTGAGTATTTGTTGCGGTGATACCAAATCTCCTGTTGGTATCCTGAGTTTTGAGTTTTCCATTTTAAACCCTTGCCATTCTTTATTTGATGACAGTTCTAGTCTTCTGTGCATTCTCATTAGTCTTTTGCACTCGTTAGGTATCAATTTTCCCTTGTCCCACTCTGTGACGTTTCTCACGGATTTAAAACAAAGTTCAGCGGCTTCTTTTACTGATAAATGGCATTCAAATTCACGAAAAATATAGTTTTTGGTCATTTCGTGATACTTCATGATGGAATCTTCTAAAAGGCGAAGATTCTATTAAGTTATTGATTTTTATAATGTGAGTTGCATTGAACATAAGGGCACATAATCTGCCTCTAGGAATGACATGCGGTATAATGCTTTTAAATCACCTCTTTTATTCTTATAATTACAATAAATATCATATACATGATATTTATATTGCATAACATAAATATTATATATATGATATTTATGTTATCGCGACTGAGGGGAAATAAGATGGAGCAATTCGACGTGGATATTTTTTACTACATGGGTTTATCACTGTTAGTGATTGTGTACCTGATACTTTTTACAGGCGTACTACCAACACCAAGCGACAAACATAAGTACATTACCGTTGGACTTGGCTTGGTGCTTTCAATCTGCCTGTTTTTTGTATTTCCGGCTTTACTGACGAATTGAAGGAAAACAGGTTATGGAGCTACTAGAGAATAATGTCCACTACGTTTTTGGGCTTGCGATTGCTGTTTTAGTTATAGCTATGTTTGCTTACTTGCAAGGAGCAAATGTAAAAGTGCTAGTAAAGGGCTTTTTTGGGGTTTTTGTGTGTAGCTTGATCGTGATGGCTACCTTGTTGGTAAACCAAATTTAGAAGGAATAGTCTATGAGTAAGCTTATTTTATTAGGTCATCAAAAAGGAGGGGTTGGAAAATCCAACACTGTTATTAATTTGGCTTGTGCTTTGGCACATGAGCATTATCAAGGGAAAACGGATCGTATTTTATTAATTGATGCTGACCCACAGAAAACACTTTATCGCTGGAATCAGCGTCGATTAGAGTCTGAATTGCCTGATTTCCCATGCATTTGTTTGGAGGGTAATATAACAAAGCAGCTGAAGCATGAACTTAAACAATATGATTATATTATTGTCGATGCGGCTGGTAGAGACAGTCGAGAAATGCGCAGTGCAATGCTAGTCGCGAATTTGATGATTATGCCGACAAAAGCCAGCCAAGCAGATTTGGAGTTGTTAGAACACATGGCCGAAACTGTTGAGCATGCACGTGATTACAACCCCGATCTAAGCGTGTCGATCTTTATTAATATGGCGCCAACAAACTCTACAGAAGAACGACAAGCAGCTAAGAAGCTATTAGTAGAATATCCTGAATTTAAACTGATGCGAACTGTAGTGGCAGATAGAAAAGCTCATCGTGATGCTTTTGGTGCTGCAAGAGGTGTCCATGAATGGAAAGATAGTAAAGCTAAGGCTGAGATTAGTTGCTTGTTAAAGGAGTCGATAAATGCTTTCTAGAGCAAAGTTAAAAGAACAGGAAAACAAAATTAAAGATGCTTCAAGTTTTGTTGATGGAGCTGAACCTAAGACCTCAAACCCTGTCGGGCGTCCCAAAATAATCGCAGAAAAGAAACAACCAGTTACGATGTCACTGACAAAAACAGAAGTAGGTTATCTTGATTCTATACCGAAAAGACTGAACGCAATCTCATACTCAAAGGGAGATGAGTTAAGTCTAGATCGCTCAAATTTTATAAGAAGCATTGCTATAATGGCGCAAGAATTTTCTGATGAAGAACTTTATGAATGGTTTTCGATGTTGCATAAATAA